TTTGTGGCATAAAATCCTAAGTTGTTGCGTCGTGAATAGCAGCTTCTTCTAACATCTGCTTAGCGGGAAAAGTTTCTTCAACTGCCTTGACCTTGTCACCATCAAACTTCTTGAGGTTGGTGCGATAACGAGTGGCATCAGCCTCAAGTTTTGACTGATCATCTTTAATTGCCTGGGACTTGGAAGCATGCCATGATTCACCGCCGAGATCTTTCTCATTGATGAAGCCACGCTTGTTCATGATCTGTTCTTCCTGACGTTTGTCACAGACTTGCTGGCCAGCACTATAACTGTAGAAGCCGGTGTTTGACAAGCCTTCATTCCAGCGACTGTTCCAAAGTGTGGCAGTTTTGGCAGGCATGGAGACCAATTTGACAGACTGCTGTGAACACTTGGGGCAGGCATGCGTCATTTGGCCCATTGGGACCAGGTCATCAAAGCGACCGTGCTCTTCGCAGCAGAATTCATAGATAGGAATCACACACCTCCGATTGTTTCAGGTGTAAGGGCTTCAGCCGGGGCAGGTGCGGCTTCGGCCGGGGCAGCAGGCTCAGGTGCCGGTGCTTCTTTGGTGAATGCTTCAGGCAAGCCGAAGAGCCTGATGACTTCTTCCTTGATTGCCAAAGGAGGGACACCAAGTTGGACCAGACTGGGGAGCAGTGTCATGATTTGATTCTTACGAAGGGCATCAGTCATCGGAGTTGAACCACCGTCAACGGCAAAGACTGTCCAGTCGGCATCAAGAGCGGCAAGAGTCACAATCTTGGCGCCTGAAGGTGTAACAACCACCGTCTTTTCTTTCTCATCGATGAGTGGGATCAGCATCCGGATGTAAAGAGCAATTGCCTGCTCAATGGTGCCATCACGGTCACGGGCCATCTTACCAAGTTCCGATGCAGTGTACTGGGCAAGGACAGTAATCTCAGTTGCCGTTGCTTTGCTGGCTTCGCCACGTGTAAAGCCTGCTGTCATGGCACCACGCTGGATATCTGACTCAATATACTGGAGATACTGGGCATGATTAGAGCTGATTGGTGAGACAGGGACCTGGGAGATGAGAGTGTTGAGGGCTTCGTCACTGTCGGTGGGCACCATGGCACCATCAACACCAGAGGTGATCTTGGCCAGGGCATCTTCATCAAAGGCGCCCTCCTTGTAGAGGAACTGGCGGCTATCACGGCGGATAGCATTGGCCCAAAATGTCCTGAGGATGTTCTTCTCAAAGCATTGGTCATAGACACGGCCCAATGTGCTGTAGCCTTCCATTGGACGGTCAGGTGTACGGCTAAAGTAGAAGGGGACGATGTTGCTGAGGGGACGTTCGTCAAATGTGGTAACAGGAATCTTGTCCTTGCTCAGGAGTTCTTCTCCGTTCTTCCACTGCCCGGTCCAGAATAGGAGCTCGTCATTAAGGAAGTCGTACATTTCCACAATTTCCAGATACAGATACTCATTAGGAAGCTCGCCACCGCTAGTGTCGCCATAAGACCTGTAATTACGGTCAGTATTGCGTTCATAATCTGTGAAGTAATCTTTCTGAGCCACACCATGCCACTTCTTTGCGCCAAACTTTTCATTTGCTTCGTCCACTGAGATGTAATAAACATGACCAATGAAGCGACTGTCTTCCCAGGCAGCAGCATCACGGTCAAGAATGACTTGCCAAGGTGGCACAGCCCTCAAGGCAATGCGGCCAAGGACAGTGTTGCTCTCACGTGGTGCCAGTTTCAGGAAGCTGTGTGTGTAGATGAGCGACATCCGTGCAGCATTCTCAATTTGTTGGCGGGAAGACTTCAAGAAGTTGTTGGACAGTTCTTTAACAACCTGTGAATCGCCCTTGCCGGTGATATCTTCACCAAACTCAACACCTGGATACTTGGTGAAGAGGGAGCCCATCAGAGATTCAACAGCAGCATAGGCATCGGAGGTCTCAACACGAATACTTGTATCAGCCACGATGTCTACGTCACGGTAAAACTGCGTCATGTAGACGTTCTTGTACTTCCGCATTGTGGGACGCTGGTCATCCCAATACGATGTATGGTTCTGGAGTGCAGCGCGTATAAAGCGTATGCGATCGGCTTCTGATCTAGCCATTGATGATCATCCTCCAGTTAAGTATATCGTCCAAATTGTTTTTACACATTTATTTTCAGTATCTCCGGTGCTCTGATCCGTTGCCCTTACGGAATGCGAGCTGAATCTTACGGTCTCGGATCCACTGGGGCAGGTGTGGACGACTGTCTACTTTTATTTTGCCTGAACATTGGATTGCCAGAGCCATTGCAATAACAGAGTCACCGTGGTGGGCCATGCCACCACCACGAGGGCAGTAGGGCATACCACGGTCATCGACTTGGAAGGAACGAAGCTCCTTGTAGGTGGCATCATCCATGTGCTGGATCTGTCCATCAAGGATTCGTTCTTTGAGTGTGTTCAACATCATTGGCTTGGTGGATGCATTGGTAATCCAGTCCTTGCCATCGCTGTCTTTCCAAAGCTTGGTGCCCATGTACTTCAATTCAGTGATAATGATACCACCATAAGTGCCATTGCTCTCGACCAGGACCTTGGCCCCATTCCATTTGGCGGAACATTCGGCCACGGCAATTGCCCAGTCCTGAGGGGAGGTGGTCCTGCTGCGTCTTGTTTCCACCAACTGGCCGGTCTTGCCACTGACAACAGCAATGGTGGATGCATCACCACCGGTACCAGCACCACAGTCAACGCCAATGGCATAGGCATCCGAGGGATCTACTTTCTCTAACTGGCCACCTTCATCATCAGTCTTTAAGATGTTGAGGTCTGCCAACTGGCTCAGGTCTATCCAGGCGCCATCTGTTTGGGCATAGGCATCATCCACAGAGAGGGGATATTCACGACGGAACTTGGTCTCACCAAGCTTGCCAATCATCCGTGACATCCAGTACTGTTGGCCTGCCGTCAGGTCTACATCGTGATCATGTTCCCAGCCAAGTGGTGGTGTCTCGGTGTAATCAGCGTGGTCAGTCCATGGAAAGAATAAGAAGTTCCACTCTACCTCACCACTTTCCCAAAGGCCTATCTCACGGTGGAGCGGATCTCCCCAATGATTACCTGTTGATTCTATACACAACTGCCCATTGTTCAAGGCACTTATTGCTGTTGCCTTCAGTTCGTCAGCATGTGTGGCAAAGGCAAACTCACTGATGTGTAGGGCTGTGGCTGTGAATGAGCGAAGCCCACCTTTGCCTTCAGCTGAGAGAGCAGTGATCTTGGCACCTGTGTCACTTAACACCATGGTACCACGGTTGTCATCAGCCAGTGGCCGTTGCAGTCCTGTTGGTAATGACTTATAGAACCTGCGATGGATGTCAAGGATGTGCTGGGAGGATGACTGCTTGTGTGACAGGATGACGTAAGTCTCTGGTGTCCTGGCCGTATACCACTTCCAGAAAAAGTATGCTGCTACTATGGTGGTGCTGCCAATCTGGCGTGCCTTTAATACCAGCGTATCATCACCGGAGTGCAGTGCCTCGATGATGGCAATCTGCTCTGACCTGGGCTTAAGCTTTACTGGTCGGCCACGCTTATCAATCACCGTTAGGCGAGAGATAAACTGCAGTGGATCTGACATCACTGACTGAAGCTTGTCACCTTTCAATTGGCATTCTCACCAAGCCAAGCAGCTACAGCATCGGCACCAGGCAGGTCTTCGGCTCCACCTATTCCACGTCTGGCCCCAGTGCCAACCACATCGAGACACTTGTCAAAGGTCTTCTGTGTCACATCACTCTTTGAGCCTTCAGCCAAGTCTTCCATGTACAGGTCCAGGAGGCACCATATCAGGCCTGCTGCATCCCGCTTACGGATGGCTGCCCTTGCAGCACGGAACCGCAAGAATCTTTCTTCTTCTAACGCTGTCCTACACTTATCTGTCTGTGCCATATGGTCTCCAATATACCTTAAGTATATCATCCATATGCAATAATACTACATCCTTGCTACATTTTGTTCAAGCCTTTCATGTAATTATTATACCATGCCGACGAGTCGGTTGCACACAATATACATTTCCCTTGTACAATCTACAAGTCAGTTGTATATTTCATTCATGATCAACGTGACCACGGCCCATCTCAAAATCAACATCCCAAGCTGGTCCAAGCGTGATGGCTCTATTGATTATCCACTGCTGAAGGCCAACAGTGCTCGTATGAAGGCGGCACTTGTTCATCCGCCTGGCACACTGCTGCAGCTCGAGTGTGGCCGTGTGGTGGTTGTGCTCGATGGCGGCTGGCTGCTGGATGGCAAGATCTTCAGCAAGATGGGCGACCTGAGCTACCATGTGGTCGACGGCTTGTAATTCCGTGCAACGGGCCTGACAGCATGGTATAATCGGATCACAAGGAAGGAGAATCAAATGTTTACTATCACTGCCAGACAACTACTCAACAATCAGACTCTGTTCAAAGACTTTAGCAACTGTCCTGAAGACCTTGGATGGGATGAACAGGAGGCACGGGAATGGTGTGAACGCTTTCCAAATGCTGTCCTCAATTACGATGGCACTCAATGGGAGGTGCAAGGTGAGTAACGTCAAGCCTAAGCGGGAGTGGAAGATCAAGGTCGGTGCGATAATGCGGAACGAAGGTTGGCCTGGCCACAGTGGCATCTGCATTGCGGTTATTGGAGAGAACATTGCCAGGCACTCAGCCGATCACAAGCCTCACCATTGTTGGATTGGCATTGATTACAGCAGTGGTAAAGTATATGATGTCTACACGGCCAAGGCCAGGCCTTACCAGGATGGAGACTGGCGCTTTGTCTATTGCAAGGACAGTAGGACTCCAGCGATGGTGATCGCGGTCGAGCATGGGCAAAAGAATAAGCTGTGGCACTGCAACATTATATCGGAAGTAACCTTGCCATTGTAACACACAAGAACACATTGTACAAATATGACGGCGCTGTCAGGAAGGGCGGCGCTATAGTCGTGTATTCCCCTGATTCGCTGTGAACACTTATTCCGTGGAATTGGTGGATTCGTGGCAAGATTTATATCAACTTATTTGATGTCATCTGGATAACGATTCAACCATATCAGGGGGAGCCACAACAGGGCTCCCCTTTCCAGTATCTGGGCCATTGGTGTGTGAGCTGGGAGTTGGTCGAACCAGATAATGCCGTGATCGTTGTCACAGTAGAATGCTTGCTGCTGTGGATTCATTAGTGACATGAGACCGGCTGGCTGGATGTCTACAACTAACAGTGGCAGCTGAGGATCTAGACATGCGAGGTCGCCAACGAGTGGTGGTTGTCTGTGTTCAGTATCTCTTTCCATCTCCCCTCCATTCCTTAGCAGCTTTTAGTATTAGCCGTTCGTGCTCCACGGCTTCAGTTGAGTGCCTTCAGCGCCTCTTCCACTGACAGCCGCTCATCAGCTGGTGTCAACGTTATCCGCAAGAAATCGATGATGTCGTCAACGTCTTGGCGGTCACACTTGCCTGCCCTAATTTCTAATTGAATCATGCCGCGGATCTTCTCTAGCTTCTTCTTCTTGGATGAGATGTACTTCATATTGATTGTTACTCCTGTCTACTAAGTATACTCGTCAACTTGTATTTGATCAGCAGAGTTGCAACTTTATTTTAGTTTATTTTGAGGGGATCCGTTCAGGTTTGTGAGCCCAATAATATATACTACTGTGTGGAACTTTTACAACACACAGGAGAATAAAATGTTGAAGGACCTGATGACTGCCGATGGGCAAAGAGCAATGAGAATAGGGACTGCATGGGAGGAGAGGTTATGGGAGGGGCTGAAGGCTGCTGACACTGCTGCACGCTGGATCTCTGCAGGTGAGGGCAACTGGTTGGCTGGGCATGACTTCATCTTCAAGGGCAAGCGTATTGAGGTGAAGACCAATGAGGGCGCTGACTGGCGAGGACAGCCCTACAAGACCTGTTGCCT